GCCATTGCTGTTGAGCAGCGTGACCCTGACGCGCGGCGTGCAGTTCTGAAACGCATCCAAGACTTCAATGCTTCGCCCTATAATCGAGCTATCCAGATTACAGGTGAAACACTGCAGCGTTCGCTCAGCACCCGCCGCCGCAACGCGCAGCTTCGGGAGGATGGTGCGCTTATCACCAATCGTGAAATGGGCGTTCAACTGAGGCGAGGCTTGCCAGAACGCATCAATTGAGGATGGACCACAAGACGTAGTTACTTTTCGCTTTTGCGTTAAGGTAATTGCCGATATATAGTGTCTTGCGATTGCGCATGACGTGCAGCCTTTTCCACCAGTTAGGGCGAGCACCCAATGTCTGCGCAATCCACCTCTCTTGCTTTCCAAGCCTGTCATGCCGTTACCGCCCGTTGGGAAGGCGGATGGTCCAACCATGCTGCCGATCCGGGCGGCAAAACGATGTATGGCATTACGGAAAAGGTCTGGCTGGCCTGGAATAAGGCCAAGGGCAATTCGAAGCCCAAGCCAATTCGCCAGATCACGCGGGCCGAAGCCGAAGAAATTTATTATCACGACTATTGGCTTGCCGCGCGATGCAACACTCTCGCGGCCGGCGTCGATATGTTCACCTATGATTCCTCGGTGAACTCCGGAGTTTCTCGTGCGCGCAAATGGCTTCTCGCGTCGGTAGGTGGCACCGATATTGAAACCATCAAGAAGATGGCTGCAAAGCGCACTTCCTTCCTCCGTGCACTGGCCAATTTCGCGGTGTTCGGTAAGGGATGGATCAACCGCGTTACTGACGTTGAGGCCCAGTCCATCAAGCGCAGTCTGGCAGAATCGAAAGTCTCGTCCAGTACGGCCAATGCTGCGCTCAAGGGGGAAGCCGAAAAGGCAGCAGGGAAAGCCGCCTCGGCCACACGGAACGCTCAAGCCACTGCCGGTGGTACCTTTGCAGGCGGTGGTGGCGTTACCGCTGTCAACGCCGATCAAGCTGACCTGATTGCAAACTGGGTGCTTGGCGGGCTGCTCGCCGCTGGCGCTATCGTACTGGCATTTTTCATTGTCCGCTCGATCGTTCAAAAATCGCGCGCCAAATCCTTGCAGGAGCAAGCAGCATGAGCACGGCGATTATCGACGCCCTCAAGCAATCGGCTATCCGAACCGGCTCCAATATAGTGAAGGATATCATTTCGGCGCAGCTCGGGCCTACGATTGGCGGGTTGGCCGGTTCCGTCATCGACACCGTTGCGGGTCGGCTCGGCGTTGCGCCGGACGAAATACCGTCCTGCCCTCCCGAAAAGATCGACGAGGCAGTAGCGACGGCTAACACAGACCCCGACATTCTTGCCCTTTACGTTGAAGCGCATCGCATCACCACGGATCTGTTCAAGGCGGAGATGGTCAAAGGTGGGGAAGCGTGGTGGACATGGGCTTGGCGTCCGTTCTGGATGTGGTTGCTTGCTTTTCTGTGGGTGTGGAATGGCATTGTCGTGAACGTAGTGAACGGCGTACTTGGTGCCAGTATCGCGGCTATGCCTTGGGAAGCGCTCGGCGCGATCACTGCGACCTATACGGCAATGTATCTTGGTGGTCACACGGCCAAGGATTTAGCTCAGAAAAGATGGGGTAAATGATGGACTGGGGCGAATGGGCTCACCGTGTTCCTCTCGCCAAATGGTCGATCATCCTAGCCTTTTCGGTGATAGGAGCGATCATGCAACGCGATATGACATGGGTAGGCCGGGCCATCACATTCATTGTCGGGATAGCGATAGCCGTTGTCTTTGAAGAACCGGTGCGGTCGCTGCTGAATCTCGACGGCTCATATGCCGCCGCCGTTTCCGCCATTCTTGCTCTCACTGGCCGCAACTTCGTTGCCTATGCATTGCGCGCCAGTAAAGACCCAACCGCAGCTTTGGGCGAAATTCTGGATATATGGCGGAAGCGCTGAAATAAGATGTTTCTATTTCGTTAACAATATCAATAGCTTAGTTCCATAAGAAATCTTATCCGATCGAAAGGCCCTGATATGAGAAACCTCTTGGCTATGTTTTTCGCTGGCGTGTTCTTTCTCGCCGCTGCTGCATTAATCTGTTTCCTCGGTCGGGAAATAGCCTGGTATTGCGTGGCTATAGCTCTGATTGCCGGAGGGTTCAGTCAGTTTGCATTGCAAGATGCCGCTCGGGTCTCCCAGCTCGCGAGCTTGTATGCAGCCTATCTCGCCATGGGATCGTTGATCGCTGGCCTGATTGCAGCCACACAAGGTCTGTGACGTGCGATATCGCCGGATGGAGATTTTTCCAACCGGTTGACCCTCTAAAGCCAATTTCCTGCAAATAATGTCGGGCGATTCCGCGTCCAGATTATCCGGTTCGTCGTCGCTGCGGCTTTGCGACGTTAAACCCAGTGATTTTTCCTAGAAAGTTGAACTGTATATTATGTATTGACTCTAAGGCTGGTGTTTTTTTGACACCGGAAAAGCCCTTGGAAACCGAACTTTTGAGCCATTTTTTCCATTCGACACTGACAATATGATATCGGTTTGGAAGTCTCAGGGTGCGTTGCATGTCAGGCTGTTCGATAAGGATCAAGCCCAGTTCCTGCGCCCGCCTATACGCATTGCGAACTATCGTTGTGCACACCCCTGCCCTGTCGCCAATTTCTTTCGCGGAACATTCGCAAACGCCGTTCTTTCGCCAGTCCTCAGCAATAATGAACAATGCGGCCAGTTCGCCATCGGTGAACTGGTCGCGGATGCTTTTCGGAAATAACGATGATCGGGCGAACTGGCGCGCCCTTGCCTTTCGTTTCGGATCGCGTTTGCCGCGCCCGGCTCTGATCCTTCCCCCCCGGTCAGGAAAAGAACGTGGGCGAGGTCCCCTGCCCTGCCGGTTCGCTTCGCGTCGATGGAAGTCTTGTTGTTTGCGCCAAACCCGATCCAGCAAATCGAGCAGTTCCGGTTCCTCCCCCGCTGCTGTCTGGCATAGATCGGTGACGAGCTTATAAACGGCAGATATCTGCTCAAGCGTCGTCGCGCGCGCGAAAAGTTCATGCGCACGGGTGTAAGCCGTTTGTATCGAAAAATCGTAATTTCTTATCGACACAGGATTATTCCTTCCCAAAAGGGCATAAAAATCCCGTGGCGCGAAAGCGCGATTTAGCTTGCAAATTGCGTGCTATGAGAATAGTGTCAGCAATGACTTTTGGAGCGCCCGATATTTCGGTACGCCTTCCAACACCAAACTCAACCGGCCTTCGTGCCGGTTTTTTTATGCCTGCATGATTGTCTCCACCAGTTAGAGAACGCTTCGTTGCATCGTCGTTCAGATTCTGACGAACCACTCCGACAGATATCTACTATGGACGATAGATTTTAGCGAGAAAGAAGTAAAGTGTGCCCAAAACTTACAGACAGTAGCCGATTTCTATGCTGAACCCTGCGAACGTGTCGACGAAAAGCGATACATAATCGCAGGAATCAGAGTCGCGAGGCCAAACGCTCCCGTTCGTCGGATCGACGTTCAACTTGACACTGATTCGCGGAAGTGTATTCTCCAATCGCTACATTGAGAGAATTGGGCTTCCGGCAGAAATGTTTGGGGGCCTTTTTCTTTCCCGATTAATCTCCCTTTTTATCAGATCCGGATTGTCGGAAAGTCTCGTAAAGACCTTCCAGATTGTTTGATATCCACTCGCCAAATGCTTTGCCGTTCGGGCTTGCAAATTCCATGGATAGCGTTTTTCCCTTTGCCCTGGCCGTCACGCGTACCGATTGATCCGAGGGGGACCACTGCCTGGCTGAAACGGCTTTCCTTGGTTTCGGTTTTGGCGCGGCCACCGATGACAGGAGAAATGCCAGTTTCTGGTTGCTGTCGGACTCAAGAAACTCGCCGCGTTCAATAAGCTCGAAGGCTAATGCGCGATGCACATCTTCGCGCAGGAGCTGGGCGAGTTTATACCACGTGTCCCGACCGTAGTTGGGTGCTGCGCCGATTGCTCTCACTATTCCTTCCGGAATGTCGTTGGCTACAGACAGCAACTTTGACGTATTAGTTTTGTCGATCGACAGCGATGCCATTACCACTTCTCTGTCGTATCCGCTCGCAATCAGGTTCTTGGCGAACATTGCTTTTTCGATAAACGACAGGTTGGCTCGCGCGCTGTTTTCTTGCCCTTGTGCAATCACGTGTTCGCGATTTGACAGATCCTTGACGACTGCGCGGACCGGACGAGCCAACGCTTTTGCAGCTCGCAGACGGCGGTGTCCGAAAACGACCATAAAGCGCCCTGCCCTATCGGGGTGTGGTCGCACAAGAATCGGCGTGTCTTGCCCTCGCTCTTTGATCGCATCTACCAATTCAGAAAATGCATTCGGATCGTCGCCCAGCCGGTCATCGATGAAAGAAACGTCGATCAGTCCCGGCTCAAGCTCAACGACCGCCGCCCCCTCCAGCAAACGAGCTTCGAGCTGCTTTGCAGCATCAGCGCGTTCAGCCAGATCATCAATCGATTTCGTGATTGCCCCAAATGCGCCCCGCGAACGATTGCGTTCCATCGCAGGGGAAAGCTTGTCGCCGGTGCTTGAAGTCTCGGAGTTGCCGCCCGTCAACTTTCGTTCTGTAATGGAGGAAAGGAGGTTTTTTCGCGACATTACCGCCCCCATGCTCGATGAATGAGAGTTATGATTTCGTCGTTGACGCGGTGCAGTGCTTCCATCGCCCGGTCGTAGGTCGAGCGCGTAAACTGCGAACGCTCTATCTCGTACAGCGTTTGCTTGGTTATGCCAGCATCGGATATGGCCGTGCTCTTGAGCATTTCATTCACCAAAACGTGCTGTTTGAAGATTGAGCGCATGAACGCAACCATCTGGCTTTGCGGGCCGTCAGTTGGCTCGTATCGCGTGACAAGATATCGAAGCCAGTCCAGGCGCATATTGGCCCCTGCCCGCTTCAATGTTCCCATGACCTCGCCCAGCATCAGAAGAAACTGACACATGGACATCACATCAAGCATCTGTGGGTGAACGGTAATGAGAATGCCGGTCGAGGATGATAGGGCCGTCAACGTCAGGTAGCCGAGCTGCGGCGGACAATCGATGATGACAACATCATACTGGTCCGCAACATCGTTAAGAGCGTCATCGAGCCGGCCAAAGAACATACGGCCAATGGCGCCATCCTTTTGAGCCAGGACGAGCGGTGTGTCATATTCAAATTCTTGGAGCTCGAGATTCGCCGGTACGATATCGAGCCCCGGAAAATTCGTAGAACGCACGAGCGCCGAAAGCGGCTTGCGCTCATCATCGTAGCGAAGTGTTTCATACAGGGACTCGTTACGGTCAATCTCGGGCTGAAAACCGTGGAGTGCAGATAACGACGCTTGTGGGTCCAGATCGATAGCGAGTACGCGATGACCAGTAAGCGCTAGGTGTTGCGCCAGATGCGCCGCGGATGTTGTTTTTGCGCTGCCGCCTTTGAAATTTACGACTGATATCACCTGCAAGTGGTCATCGCCCCGCCGGTGGGGAACATATCTTCCAGGCGTTCGGGTATTCTTATCGAGGAACTGCCGTAATTCGAGAAGCTGTTGCGCGGTATAAGAGCGACGACCTGTTGGCGTTATAAGCGGCGTAGGCCCCTTCCCTTCCAGCGCAAGGTTCTTCAAATATCCAGCGGTGACGCCAAGATATTGCGCGACCTCGGCGACTTGCAGCGGGCGCAGTGTTTTCTGCGCGTCCGGGGGGAACATTTCTAACCGATGCTCATGCAGCATTTCCGAAAGCTCGTTGGCCTGCTGGGTTATGAGCAGATCAACTTCGGAAATTGCGTCAGTGATGTTTCCTGCAACATTCATCGGGATTTTCCACACATGCGATTTTTTTGCCATGTTGGCAACATAAACGCATGTAGCGCCGATTCTTGTTAAGTCGCAAGGATTATTGAGTTAATGAAAGGTTAACGGCGGGTTCCCGCGAAAAAGTTGACGGCCGTCAACTCGTGCCATTCGTGTCATCGGCGTACGTGTTTTTGAGCACGTGTTTGGCTGACGCTCCCATCCCCTCCCCGTCAGCAAAATGCACATAGCAAAGCTTGTCGGTCCAGCTTGGGAAATACGCCTCGCACGGTTGATTATGACGCGCGTGGCCGGGTCGATGGTAAATGAACGGCAAGGCGCTCACGGTAAAGGTTCCTCGCTCAATTCCATCGAGATAGTAAAGCGGGCTGGGGACAAGCGCCAGCCTCTCTCATGAAAGCGCTGAATTTTAACCGAAACATCAAGCAGCGGTGTTTTTGCGCCGATGAACCGGCGCCAAGCGGCTTCCGGCGTTTCACCAAAAGTCCCCGGCGCTTGATTGCGGTAAATCAAATCGCCTTTATGCTTATCCCACGGTGAGAGAGGAGGGAGGATGACAAAGCCGTCAATCGTTAAGGTTTTCTCAGTCGTCATAGCTTGCCAATAACCTCGCTTTAGCACGCTCAAGAAGCGTGATGGCTTCTGGCCTACCGCCGGAGCCATGCCCCACCAATCTGCCATCGTTATCTATTCCGACAACGACGACCTCCTTAAAATTCCCAATGCACTCTTGCAGGACTTCATCAGGATTGACTGTGTAACCGTCGCCGACCAACTGCGGGCGGAATGTGAAAACATTATCACTCATGTCTTGCGTTGCTCTGCGGTTGCGATGCTGGCAATTCGGTCGCGATATCGGTTCATGGCGAAGGCGAAGCGCTGCATCTTCATTCGATCCTGCCAGCACTGACAGCCGCCGTTGGTGTGCTGGCCTCCAGGCGCGAGAATTATGCAGTGGGCATTGCCGCAACTGCCTATAACGGAAAGCTGCTCGTTTAAATCGGCTGCAGCGTCATCGAGCATGGCGATAATATCGGCGTTCATTCGGTCAACATTCCTAACCATTCGGCGTTGCGATCTTTCCATGATAGAAGTTCGATCTTCGCATGCCCAACCGCGCCGGAATGGGCCGTACCGGTAAATTCGAGACAGGCGGCGGCAGTCAGAAGCGCCAGTTGTGGGCGGTATTTGTTGACCTGACGAACGAACAGCGTGCCGTTCTTAATATCGCGCTTGAGGGAAGGGCAGTAGCGCAGGCTGATCACTGCACATTCCTTATGCAACAACGGTTCGACCTGCATCACGCAAAGCCCTGCCCCGCCATTGCGCACCGAGGCGTGCGAAAGTGAAACCTTCGTTCGCCTGGCCAGAGGCTTACCGCAAGTGTCACAAAGTCCAGCCACGACTGCTTCCCGCTGCCGTTGCATGTGAGGCTTACCAAACAGGGGTTTGCCTTCGCCTGGCGCAACGGCGTTGCATGCGGCAATCATGCCATTAGAGAACCGGCAAGGCCCAAGGGTCATTGTGTCTTCAGCGGACCAGAGGACCGTATAAGGGACAGGCGCGGAGCCGTAGAAGCGGAAAGGACATTGAGGCTTCACGTGTCGCCGCCTTTCTCGCGAATAGCGTCTACCACCGCTTTCAGGGTTTTCGCATCGACATGCAGATGCTTATTCACGTTGATCGGGCCAAAGCCGTTCCAGACTTTGCGAAGCCAACGGCCAAGACTTTCAGGCGAACACCAAGCCCAACTAATCACTGCAATGAGGAGTACGGCGAGGGCGCTCATGACTGGCTACCCTTCTTTGGCTGGGTGGCAGAACCATCCTTCCAACAGTTGTGAACAGCTTCTCGATAAGCCTTGCGGAGCTTTTCGCGTTCCTCGTCGCTCATTTCGACGCATGATGCGTCGGTTTTGGACTGGTCGGTCATCAGCTCGCTTCTCCCATTCTTTCGGCGATTATTTCGTCGGCGGCTTGGAAAATTGATGTGACGGTCGGGAGCGGTCGAGTGAGGTAGAACGCTTCCGATTCTTCATCCCACTCTGAAAAGTGATGACAAACGATGCATTCGAGCGCGCTCCAAGCATCTTCCTCGTCCCATTCGGGCTCATAGTATCCCGACATGCCACCGACCATGGCTGTGCCTTTGCGCGGGTGCACCGGGGGGCGCACAACAACGGTATGTCCGGCCCGCGTCAGATAAACGATTTCAGCACCACGATTGCCGCAACCAGCCCAGCCGTTACGGGCTTCATAAGAAGGGTGGCAGCGCGACCGCTCCCAATGTTTGCGGTCGCCAATAAATGTGTGATGATAGTTTTCGCCAGTTCGGGCGTGAGATGCGCTGAATTGCTGCCGATCTTCACCGAGCAAAGGCAGGAGAGGGGCAGCGCGTTTTGAAAGCTTTTTGAGTATGCGAAGGTTCATTCAGCCCTCTCGATCGGATATTCGCGTACCATCAGGTCAGTGGGGATTTCTGCTTTGCGAGACATTTGTTTCATGAAGAAAGCGCGCCCGCGGGCGGAAGCTTCGCGTTGGAGCACGCGAAACCATGCTGGATCTGCAATTCTGGCTTTGTGAAGCCCTTGATCAGTCTCGCCGCCAGCAATGATCCAATCTGGAGCGTAGTCATCGAGGATGATGCGGCCCAGCAACGGCTCGAAGCTTCCGAAGGTGAAAACCGGCTCAAGCGCGACTTTGACCTCCCATAGCTTCATGCGGTCCCGGTCGTATTCCTCCTGGTCCGCGAACGTCGCCCCGACCGCTACATTGCGGGGCAGGAGGGGATTTCCGCGGGCTGGATCGGTCATCTTCCGAACATTACCAATGCGCTTCGTCAGTAAGAGCCAGGTCAAATTCGGAGTTTGCTCTATCAGGCCGAAAAGATCGGCGCGCCATCTGTCGTCGATTTCGTTGTCGAACACGTCAGCGAGCGAGGCGCAGAAGACAAATGTGCGCTTCCCGCTGGCTGCTGCGGCACGGTCCCACGCGAGCGGCTTCCGCCAGTTCGCTTCGCTTGTCCGCTGTCGGTCCTCGCCTGCGCCCCATTGAACGCGGCCCATGCGGTGCGACATGAGATTTTCTGCGTAACAGCCGTCGCAGGCTGGCGAAACCTTCGTGCAGCCGATCCACGGATTGAACGTATGGTCGGTCCATTCGATCTTGCTGTTTTCAGCCATGACGGTCGCCTCCCGATGGGTGGGGGGCGTCGGCACGGTCCGGGGAGGATAGGGCGCGGAGGGCGGCGGCGATCTCCTCTCGACGATGCAGCCAGTTCGCCGGCTTTTCAGGGTCGGTAGCAGCAGCCACCTCCACACATCTCTCCACCGTCTTCTCATCCAGGTCATCCGGGCCGAGGATGCGGAAGCCAGCGCGAGAAAGAGCGCAGAGGATCGCGTCTGCTTCAAATGCAAAGCAGGTCTTGTTCCACGATGTGCCGGTCGCAGCCGAAGCGTAATCACTCATGGCATGCGTTATGACTTCGGTCACCGCCTGGTGGTGCTTAATCATCGCGTCAACGTTCATCGTCCTGCCTCCATCGCGGACTTGAGGGCGGCGTCCAAGGCCCAAAAAGCCTTCTCAATGTCTTCCGGAGTAGGGCCGGGAACGTTGTGTCCCGCTGTAATGGATTGCGCCAACACTGCGCGGGCCAATTCCATCGCCTCCGTCACCGCCTGTTCTGATGGGCGGCGAGCCGTCAAGTATTCCTTGACAACTGCCAGTGCGCGTTCGGCATCCCCGCGCCAGCCAGCTTTACGATCCTCAGGCAGCGTTTCCCAAGGTCCATCATCGTAGTGCGACCCCCAATCCCGGATTGCCGCCGCCATCCTGTCGATCAACTCTCCGGGATTACTGGATAGTTCGTTGATCAGGTTATGCGCCGCTTCCTCCAACGCCAGCTCACGCGCTGCGGATGGCTGCAAAGTCGGAAGTTTGGCTGTCATGGCGTGCCAGATGTTGATAACCGTGGCGCGCTCGTCCTCATTCTCCCAATCTACATCAAGGGCCGCATCCACCATTTCATCGGTTGGGTCGCAAGGGAAACGCGGTGCGGATGGCTGCGAGAGCGCCACATTCTGTTCCGCATTCGGGAAAGATGTTGCACCTGCATGGAAAGAACTTTCCTGCGCTTTCACAGTTTGGTCTTCATCCGTTCCCGTTGGGGCTTGTGAGTGGGCGCGGATTGCGGCGGCAATAGCTACGCCCGGATCGGACTGTTTCGGGAAAACGCCAGTTCGCATGTCGTGAGCGATCCAGTCTTTGTTGCGGAACTGTTCGGCAACCCGTGCCGCTTCCTCGTGACCGATCGTGCGACCTTCCTTCAACGCCGCTACCCGTTCGTCGGGCATACGCTGCAATACGACGATAGCGTTTGGATGATCTATCCTGGCCTTTAGAATTTCTTCCGCAGTCGCATCGTCGGGAACCCATACAACGGGCGGTTTTTCCTGATCGTATAGCGCGGCCGTGCCTTTAAGCCTGTCGTATTGCGCCCATGCCTCGCAGGTAGGGCAACCGTCCGAATGCTCGGGGCAACGCGGGCCGAGCGAATCTGTGATAGCTTCGGCAATGAAATCGATGGGAGTATCAGTCATCGAGCTTTTCTCCGAATTTTGAGGGGAGAGCCGTTCCGGCCAATGCGTGTCGCCGCGCTGGCGCTTTGCTTCAACGGCAACGTCATAGCTCTTGCGTGCGTCGTCGGCGGGATCGTATTCGGTCATCAATTCACCCATGCTTGTCGGACGAAGCGCGGGTTCCCGTCGCTGTCGATATCAAAGCGGAACGAAACACCGGGGAAAGATTGGCCGATGCAAATAGTCGGCTTGGGGTCGGATTTCAGGGCGTCCGCGAAGGAATCGCTTTCGATCAGTTCTCCAAATGTGCCGTAGGCGTCCCAGTCGCCTTGAACATAGAAATTGTTGGCCAAAGCCGGGAAGAACGCATCGGTGCGGTATTTACCGTCCGCATCGACCCAGACGGAAAACGCGCCGTAATCCTCGTAAGGCCAGAAGACGACAACATCGCCTTGAGCAAGCGGGACGTTGAACGTGAAATCGCCTTCGAGAATAAAGTTGTCGTCTTCGTCGCGCGCCGAAAGAACGAAATTCCCTTCGTCGGTGCGCCGGATAAAATCATCGGGGCTTTCCAAAGACCGTGGCGAAATTTCGTCCGAAAATTCTTCCGGTAGCCAGACACGTTTATGTTCGGACGTGCTCATTCAGCTTCGTTCCCGCCAAGAAGGTCATGGAAAGTGATTTCGATTTTCGGATGCGAGTATTTTCCAACGACAATCGCCGTTTGAACGGTTGCTATGTCGATTCCGGCATTCGCTATTTCTACGAGGTTCAGATGCATTACGCTTGCCCTCGCATCGGCAAGTTCGCGCTCGATAACCGTCTTGGCCAATCCGAAACCGGGAAGCCGATCGGATGCCTTTTGTTGATCGAGCGCATCAAGCGCCATCGCAATGCCGTACATGCGGTTCACCATGGCAAGATGCTTCTTGCTCTCAATGGCAAGGGTGCGCTTTTCTGACGTGCTCATGCAGCCTCCGCTATCAGATCAATGTTCTTGGAAATCGCGCGGAAGGTGTAGGCAGCAACCCACGGATTTTCTTTCCACGCGCCGGGGCCGTTGATGCTGTCCCACAAAAGGCCGTATGCGAATTGAGGCGTCGGCCCCCAATTTTCGCGGTCCCTTTGCTCCTTGGTAATCCCTATTCCGCTTCTCGTACCGGGGGCGATGAATACAAAATCATCGCGGGTGCATTCACCGGACGCGATTTCTTCTTCAGTCGGATCGACGCGATATATGCCCTCCGCAATAGCGTCGGCCTCGCTGATGTCCTGAAGGCGCTCGATGCGAACGTCCGTCACTTCGAGCGTGATGCGGCTGGCCCACCGGGGCATGTGCATCGCCTGCCGGAACTTCCCGGCCCAATCCGGCCGTTCCCCGATTTCCGGCCAAACAGCGGGCTTCCAATCGCCGGGGGCATCCTGATTTGCGATAGAGCCGCCCGCTTCAAAGAAAACCGTCATCGTGCGCGGTTTCAGATCGCGGGGCGCTACTTGGTCGTGCATGCGCGAAACACGCCACGCTTCGCGAACATAAAGCCGGTCGCCTATTGAAATCCGTGGTCGGCCGTTACCGACAAATGTGTCTTGCCCTTTCCATCGGAATTCACCCTTGAAGGTGTCCCATTCGATTTCATCGGGATCGAGTTCACCGAACAGGCCGCAAATACGCCGTGTCTGCGTTTTGCCGGTGCCCGGATTTTCGATTTCCCGGAGGATCGCGCGCACCATGGGCGCGCTGAAAAGGATAGGGCGGTCTTTAGCCATGGCCGACAACCTCCATAATGGCTGCACCCGCAGCGAGGCGGCGCGCACGAAATTCGGTGATGTTGATTGTTTCGATATTGCTCACGATTTGGCTCCGTTTCTAAACTGGGCATTCGTCATCGTCCGGTGCATCTGGTTCGGGCAGCGCGTAGATGCTGGCAGGTTTGTAGGGGCGGTTCATTTGCATCGCTGTCTGTTCGGTGGTCAGCGTGTAGGAAAAAATCGACGCGCCGCCGTAGAAGTGTGTGACCCAACCCGTAATGACGGGTTCTTTCGCCTCCGGCTGATCCTCGGGCCAAGCCAAAGACGGAATATCGATGCGGAGCATTTTCGCGCCGAACCGTTCTTCTTCGCGAGCTCGGCCGGCATGGCGGCGGTGCCCGAACACTTCGACGATCGCCCATTCAAAGCCATCGGCAGCGCCGGTGTTTTCGGTTTCGTCTGTCATCGGTTGTGATCCTTTAAAAATGGAAGGTTTCGCTATCGAGCAGATCGGCTCGTGTAAGACCGTCCGTCCCGGCGATCGGCGCGTCGATAGAGATGTTTTTGAAGTGGTCGTACTGGCGGTTATAGGTGGTGACGGCTTGTTTCACCCATGTTGCCAGTTCGTTGAGCGGGACTTTTAGGTCCAGAATCTGCACCATGACGGAATTGATAACGTCCATCTGCGCAGTCCCAATCAAATATCCCGGCACGTGGGCGCGGATCATTGCGCGCATAGCTGCGGGGTCATTGCGCGCCTTGTCCCGTGCCTTTCTGCGCCAGTACAAACTGCGTTCTCTAATTCGGCGGCTTTCCGGGGACGCTGGCTTCTTAGGCTGGTGTTTTCCAATGCGATGCCATTTTTCCCGGTTCCGCGCTTTGGCCTTTTCATGGGCATCTGGATCGGCCTTTATTGCAGCCCATCGCGCCTTGCTTTGGCTGCGCACTCGTTTGAGAATAGTGGCTCGATTGGCGATGTAGTATGCCTTCGCAAGCTCTCGCCGACGCTCTTTATTGGCATCCCTATATTCTTTGGCGCGGGCAAGATAAGCCGCATGCAGGCGCGCCAGTTCTTCACGCGCGTCTTCTGCGTCCATCGCTTGGATACGGACAAAATTCGCCTTGGTGAGCCATTCTGGACGCTTCACGGTCATGCGGACGCCTCAATAGATTTCAAACCAACGCCAGTTCGCTTCCTGCTTGCGAGCCAAGGCGTGAGAAGGATTGTGAGAAATGCGCAGGAATGGGCGGGCGCGCAGTATCTGCACGTGCCATTCGCCGAAGCGGACGTTCAGAAGGGCGTCACTCATGGACGCGCCGCCGGTTCATCAAGCAGAACTTTGGGAACCGGAACTTTTGGCAGTTCTTTTGTCAGCCAAACCAACAGATCGTCGGTATTGGAAAAAGCGCCTAGAATCTGGCCCTGACGGTATGGGTGGTCTGAGGTTGATTGTCTTTCGACGATCCAGCCCTCGTTGCAGACTTTATGCAGAAAGAACGCTCCATTCATGCTTCATTCCTCCGAAGCTCGTTTACGTTGCCGTCATCACAGCGAATTTCGATCAGTTCATTAGGGGTGCAGTCGAGCGCTGCGCAGAGCCTGCCGATCAGGTCGATTTTGACCGTTTTGCGCCGGTTGCGTGTGATGGTAGAAAAGTGGTTGAGCGATACGCCCACAGTCGCCGCCAAGTCGGAAAGCTTAATTCCCCGATCTGCGGCGATGGCCTTAATTCTGAATCTGGTTTCCATGAATGACCTATCCGATCGGGTTCAAAATGGACTGGGGGATGAGGGGATTTTTGAATGCCAGGGTCATTGAGAAACCCGGCCTGATTTCATGAGGACGGTCGAGCTGAAAACGCGCCATCGGAAGCTGTTCAGTCTCGGTGCACCGGACAAGGACCGCATGCGTGACGGTGACGACCTTTTTCCCCTCATTGGCCGGGAAGCCGCTTGCTTGCAGGCGAGGGGTGCGGTCGGACTTCATTTCCACCGGCGAGCGCTCATACCCCACCCAATCCGCGGGACTGACCTCTTTCGTCAGACTGGTCATCAGCGCCAGCTCAAACCAATGCGGGGAAGCATCAACGTGTGAATTGTTCGCGGTCATCCTATGCGGGCTCCCGAGTAACCGTGGTTGTAGATTTCGATGATTGCTTTCGACAACGCGGAACTCGCGGAGCCTTTTGACAGCTTGCGAATGGCTTCTGCGCCGGTAATCATGGTGTCGATGTTGGACGCGGCGAGCACCTTTTGCATTCGCTCGCGCTTGTAATCGGCATTGTTGCTGATGACTGCAGCCAGCCCCATAATGATGACGCCGCGCAGCGCGTTCACGTCATCGGGCCAAGCCGTGCGAATTATCTCTATCGCTTCGCGCGTGGCCTTCTCGCCGTAGTAGGAAATAGAGCGCATCAAGGCCGTGATCGCGTTCGTATAATTCGGCTTCTTAACCCCAATGGCCGGCGAAACTTCGCAACCGCAAGCGTCCAGCACCTTTTTCGCACGGACGGTTTCAGGATCTTCGGCGGCGAGCCCGGCCCAGTATCGCTCGATCGGGGTCACGTTCTTGCGATCCCGATTAAGCGCCAAGAAAATTTCGGCTTCGGTTTTAAATTGGCCGGCATTCGTGATGGAGGATGGAACGCTATCGAAACCGAGCCGACGCGCGGCCTCAAGGCGGTGCTGGCCATCGACGACTGCGAATTTATCCGGTCCGTTTTCGATCAAAGAAATTGCGCCGAATTTCGTCCAGGCAAAACCCTTGACCAGCTTTTGCACCCGTCGCTCGTCGAGTTCGCGCTGATAATTGTGGTCGGTATAGATCTGCGCGACGGGAATGTAATCGAGCCGTGGCGGCTTTCCGTGAATGGCTGTCGTCATATTATCGGCTCCGATACTCGCCTTTGCGCGTGATGCGCTCATTCAGGCCAACCAGTTTTTCGATAGTGATAGGGCGGTGCATGTTCTTGCTCGCGTCGTACTCCGCTTTCGGCTGACGAGGAGCGCGTTCGACCTTCTCCGGGTTGCGCCCCGCATTGCGGATGACGGCCAATCCGCGAGAATTGAAAATGGAGAGCCGGTAAAGCTGCGGGCTCTCGATCTGAACCGCGGCATCGAGAGCGGACTGCAATTTCGTGAAATCGCCAACGATGCGCGCCGCGGCGCTAACATGGTTCGCAACCGGGGTCAGGATAAGCCGATAATGCCGCTTCGGAGCCTTAAATTGCCACCCCTTCCAGACCTTCCGAAATTGCTCTTTCGGCTCTGGATTGAAGGCGATTATGAAGGGCTTTTTTTCCGCTTTTTCGGGCGTGTTTTTGGGGCGCATTTTTCCGCTCTCCCGTACAGGAAATGTTCTGCATTTTCCGGCTGGTGAAGTGCGGTGAAGCGCAGTCAAAAACGCTGCAAAATTGCGTAGTGCGCTACCCCCACAATATACCACATGGACTAGGGGAAGCCGTTTTGAGCGGCTTTTTTCGCGTGTTTTCAAGGGTGTAAAAATGGCCCGCGCCAACCCCGTACAAACTGCGTACAGGATAGAAGGGGTTTCGATGGAAGCAGTAGCGGCGCGGATCATTTCTGCGCCTCTACCGCTGGAGCAAAACCGGCGAGCCGAAGCGCATAATCATCGAGCATTTTTGCCCCATGTTTCACGCCGAAAATGAAGTGTTCTTGCTTCGTGCAATCGCCGCGCCATGAATACGAGTGCGAGCCGCCATCGCGAGCGTAATGCTTGCCAATGATAAGCACTTCGATTAGGGCGATGCCCCCTTTCCACCAGACTTTCGGCAGAAGCGGAAAAAACTCTCTTGCTGCGTCTTCGGCTACGCTGGACAGCGCGTTACCCGGGTTGAGTTCCATACGGTACGCAAGCGTGTTTCGGGTCAGAAGATTTATTACGGCGATTTCCAGACATGGCGTGGGCATCACTTAAACTTCCGCTGCCTTGGATTGGAAACTGGCGTGATGGTGGCCGTAGACGGCTTCCAGCGTTTTCGTCGACATGCCGAGCGAATGGCTGGCTTCCCAAATGTCGACACCGGCGCGCATCAACCATGTCGCGCGGGTGTGGCGCAGAATGTGCGGCGTCACCTTGGCATCGAGGCCGGCGGCATCGCGGGCGCGATTCCAGGCATGGCGAATGTCGGCAACATCGAAACCGTGCCAGTGCACAACGGTATTGAAAAAGTTGATTTGCTCGCGCGTTCCCGCCTGGGTGGCGATGCGGGCCTGTTCGGCCTGGTCGAGCCGCTTCCAGCGTTTCAGATGGAACAGGATTTTCCGGCCGAGCTTCACCGGCGGCTTGCGCTTCTTGGTTTCGCGCTCGCCTTCGGCCTTGCGGTACATGATTTCTTCGTTCAGATCGATGTAACCCGCGCGGTCGTTCCGCTCCCACTGCACGGTCAGCAGCACAGTGAGGCGCGAGCCAGTGTAGATTCCGAGCAGGATCATGCGCGCCAGATGGCGGTTGATGCTCTGCCGGTCTCGCGTAATTTTCCCGTTCACCTTCCGCCAGCCGAGCGCAGCGGCCAGCAGGCGCGCGGCCTCCGTCTTGGTCAGCCAGCGGGTGCGGGAAGGGGAGGGCGGCGGCATATGCACAACAGGGAGCGAGTCCACCGGGCCGTAGTTCTTGTTCCAGAAATTAATTGCCGACAGCAAAATCGCCAGCTCGCGCCGGATGGTTCCGAGCTTCACCGGGCGCTTGCCGTTCAAGCGATGGGTTTCATAGTCCCGGCACGTTTGTTTCGTGATTTCGGAAAGAAGTTTCCGGCCCCACCATTTGGAAAGTGCAGTCAGGCCATAGGCCGTCGAGCGCGGAGCCGCCGTTTCCGGCAGGTGCTCTTGCGAATAGGTGAGCAGGACTTGCGCTATCACGATCCGGTCCGCCCGTTTGGTTTCGACTGGGTTGGAGTGCTTGAGCGCGATGTATTCCGCGAGGGCTTTTTCAGCTTGCTCACGTTCATGCTCAAGGCATCCAGTGCGCTTTGCGTATGATCGATCGCGGATGATCCAGACACGTTCACGCTTGTTGAGGTAGAGGCGGGGCGGGAGCGCGTTCTTAGGCATAGCTTCAACCAGTCGTTCAGCATGGCGGGGGTGACGCAGTAGCGCTTGCCGATCTTGAAAAGCGTCAGGCGTCCGGCTTTGTGTTCATTGCGCAGATGCTCTGGCTTGCACGCATTTTTCAGAATGCGTTCGCAGGCTTCTTTGATCGTGAAAATTTCGTCGGGGTGGAACTGCGTCATAGCGCATCCACCATCTGGATACGCTGGCCGATCCAGCGCATGCAGTTGATCGCCATGGAATTGCCGAGGGCTTTGTAGCGATGACCATCAGCAGCCATTTTCTTGCCGACAGGGATATTGGTGTATCCATCTGGGAAGCCTTGAAGGCGCTCGCATTCTGTTGGTGTGAGGCGGCGAACGGCCCAACCTTGTGCGATTGCCTGCGCCTGTGGTGATGATGCACCAAGCGGGCCCGAACGATCGAAGGTAACTTCGGGGTCTTCGCGGCTGTTGAACGCTATCGGGAGGAAATGACCATCTGCGGCACCTTCTGGACGACCACCCGCGCCGCCTGTGAAGCTGTCTTTGCAGATAGCGCCAGCGACAATAGGCGCTTCATGATTGCAGCTTAGTGTCGGTCCACAGTTGAAGCCGATCTCAGCCCCACTTTGGCCCGTTGCCATCGAAATTACGTCACGCCCTAATTCAAAAGCTACTGCCGGTAATGGTCTGCCGCCCCCGGATGGCGAGCCTTTCAGCAGTGGGCCTGTTGCCTCGTTAGGGCCGTGCGCGTTGTTCTCGTAATCTATTCCGCCAATGAGGCTATTGCATCTAGCGCGCTGCGCAGTTGTGCGGGAAGCTTTTTTCCCCGGCTCTCTGCGCGGCGCAAAATTCCCCGACATGCCTTCGCGCTCAAATAATACCGCTGCTGCACGTCGCCAGTCTCCAAGATATCCGACAACGAACACACGCCTTCGTCTTTGAGGGACTGCCCGTTCATATCCGTCCACTCGGACATACTGAGCGTCAAGCACTCGCCAGGCCGCATGATACCCGCATTCTTCCAGCCCTCGGATAAAGGTTCCAAAGTCCCTTCCTTTGTTGGAAGACAGGACGCCGGGGACGTTCTCCCAAACCAGCCAGCGGGGCTGATAGCGTCGAGCGATGGCAAGATAGGTGAGCATGAGGTTGCCGCGCGGGTCAGCAAGTCCTTTGCGAAGTCCCGCGATCGAGAAGGATTGGCAGGGAGTTCCGCCGACAAGAAGGTCAATTGCATAATCTGGCCATTCCTTGAATTTGGTCATGTCACCAAGATTCGGCACGCCATTGGCAGGCAGTGGCTTGCCCGGCATGTTTGAACCGTAATGATGTGCGAGAACCAGGCAGGGGAATCGTTCGATTTCCGAAAAGAACGCAGGGCGCCAGCCGAGCGGGGCCCATGCAACACTGGCCGCTTCAATCCCGGAACAGACAGAACCGTAGATCATAGCACCCCCGCAATAATACTCACGAGCGTGTTGAATAGCTGGGCGCAAAGCCAGCCATAGAGGAACGGCCAGCGGCAGCGTATTGCGAGTTCCTTCCAGTGCTGACGGCGCGTTTTCGTCGGCGCTTGCTCACCTGCCGGCTCGGGCTTCCTGTTCCAATGCTCGATTGGCAGCACGTGGACGCCGGCGCAAATGTCAGCCAAGCGCTGGAGTCGGGTTGCGGCGTAAACCGGCCCGCGCCCTTGCGACAGGCGACGCACGCCGGCTTCGATCAACAGTTCGCAATTATTGGGATCAAATTTGCTGATCCCTTCATCGTAGAAATTCTTCGCCGTGAAAAAGCTATCGCCGGATGACGTGTTCATGCCGCCCACCCCTCCGTGATGACCGGATCGGCCTCGATGCATTCACGTGCGCGCAGCGACCAGCATATTCCACGCGTAATGTCTCGCCCGGTGGCGAGCCAGCGCAGCGAATTAATCATGCTCGCGTTCGTGGGGCGCTTTCCGGTAGGAATTGACAGCAGGTTGCACAGGTCGCGCAATTCTTCGTGCCACAGGATTTGCAGCGCTGTTTCCGGCAGTGCGGTGAATGGCTGCAAATTCGGTTCCGGCCACTTCGCCAACCAGTCGTAACCCGGATTCAGGGCGCGCGGTTTTTGCGGGAAAATCCAAACATCGCGGTCATGTTCAAACCCTTCGGGGCGGTCGTAACGGTAATACGCACCGTCGCGCTCAAAATGGGCGGTGGACTTGTTCGATGGCCTTTCAACAAGGAATTTCTCATGCAAGACGGCGAGCGCATGGTGTGCAACCCGCTTCATTGCTTTCATCTGGCTGTCGAGCCGAGCCAGCTTGTCTTTGGCGGATTTTATTTCGACGGCGATAATTTCCGCACGGTCGACCGCCATCACATCGATGCGGTTTCCGCCGAATGACGCGTTGATTTCGTGGATGATGCGAGCGTTCGGGCGATGCTGGCGCAGGAATGCAACAACGGCATCACGAATTTCAGCTTCGGCGGGGGAGCGGTAGGCCGGCATTATTCTGCAGCCTCCGCAAATTTGTTCACCTCGTTGCCCC